ATTACCTGTCGATGACGCGTAACACGTCGTAGTTGTCAAATATGGTGCGGTCTGCGTTCTCGGAGTCGCTGTCTACTGCCGTAGCTTTAGCGTTTATCTCGTCTCTCAAAGTAAAAGCTTCGATTTCAGTAGACCCAAGGAAACGGTTTGCGTACTTCCTAGCAGCTTTAATGTTGATGTACGTACGGAACTGTTGAGGCAATTCTTCAAACGTAAGTTCAAAAGTGATGGTTACCTTAATGTCTTCGGTAAAGACGTCGGTATGGTTCTTCCTGTCGTACAACGTAGTACCACGCTGAACAATATCCAGATCGGTATGCTTGTCGATGGGTAGGTCGATTTTAAGGGTGTTGTTTGGAAGAGGAAATTGATTAGATGAGTTACGCGTCAGTTGGTATTCAAACTCGGTATTGAAGTGCCAGCCTTCGGACTGCACCTCGCGATTAACTTCATCAAGCACGTTTAAAGCCGTTACGACCTGTACGGGAAGACTGCTTCCACTGATCGTGTTTACTGGTGTCTCGCCGATAACGCCGAGCATCGTGTTTACAGCTTCAAGCTTCGTAGTTAGTGCCATGTCTAGTTTTGGTTATAATTATGGAAGTGAGAGGGAGCGAGGACAAAAACGAATGAAAACCTCGCTCCCCAACACAACCAAGAAAAGCTTACTTCTGCAATTCGATAGCAGCTTCAGGACGGAGAACTCCGTGACCCATAGCGTACTTCGCAATGAAAAGCGTGCCTTGACGTTCGATCTGATACTCAGACTCGGTAGCGAGGTCGAGCAACTTCACGGTTCCAACAGCCGAAGGGTGAGCAACAATACCAATCGAGTTGGTGAAGTTACCGTTGTACCCGCTTCCGCTTCCGCCGAATACGTCGTTGGACGCAGCTCCGTCGCCAGTAGCGGTCGAAGACAGATCGGTTGAAGGAAGGTGAGTCGATTTGTAGATGTCGATACCAGCAACTTGAGCAATCGAACCAGAAGCAAGGGAGCCAGAGCCGCCTACGTCCTTGTTGGATGCGGAAGTCGAGATAACGAGGGAACCACTACCGCCAGTGATGAGCTTGTAGTACTCCTGTGGACGAAGAACGCAGAAGCGACCGTCGGCAGGAACGTCGTTCTCGTCAAGTGCTTGAGCAGCAGTGAAGAGAGCAGCAACAAGTTCGGCACCTGTAGGATCGGTGTTGTCGGAATCGTCAGATCCGTCGGACACGTTGCCCATGACGTTAGCGGATACGTCGAGTACTCCACCGTCTTTACCGCCAGTAATGGTAGCGGCTGAACGAGCAGCAGCGATGAATACCTTTGCGATAGCGGTATCGAAACGGACGGCAAGAGCCTTACCCAACTCGTTAGCGTAGACGCTGCGGATGTCGTAGTGGTTCTTTACGTCGTCGATAGAACTGAGGAACGTAGAAGCGAGAAGGACGTCGTCGATAGTGATGACTACTTCATTCTTCTTGATGTCGCTCAAGTAGCTGTTACCGCTGTCAGCGATGTTTTGACCTGGAGTGTAGTAAGAAGCGGAAGCAATACCCGTAACTGGGAACTGAGCGCTCTTGCCATTCTCGATGGTGCGCATCGTGTGCAAGCTCTTGAAAACGTTGTTTTCTTCGAATGTCGTTAATATTTCGCCAGCAAACTTCTTCAAGAATAAAGCATCAACTGCTCCACTTGAATTAATCTGACCGACGCGTGAGGGAGTGGTGTCTCCATTAGCCATGATTTATTGTCTCCTTAATTGAGATTAATGTTAGTGTGATGTTTGACCTCAACGCGTCGAGTTCGTTCGAAGTTATCCCGCGCACGGGGCAACGACTAATGTCGTCGAGTGATGTCGAAAGTGATGATGTTAGCGTCTACCACCTGGAGTGAAGTAGAAACCTACTATAAGCGGATAGATGCACGTTACGGCGAAGAGGGAAATATGTCCGCTTGTAATCGCCATATAGGCTTGTGACGCTTGAAGATCGATGAGTCCCCATAGGAATGAGTTTCGACCTTCTCCGTCAATGTTGGTTGTTGTGAGGATTGGAACGCTTGGATAGATGGTGGTAAGGAGGGTGATTGCCGAGAGCGTGCACATCCCGATAACAGCAAGCATACGCCTAGTACCGCGAACAAAAGCCCCGCCGTCTCCACCATTAAGTGTTTCTTGAAATTTAAGTGCATAGTCATTGTTCCTCGCTTCCCGCATCATTTCCAACTCGTACTTCTGCTGACGGGAGTCAACCATAGCGCCGAATACTCCCTTTAAGATTGATCCCATCGCAGCGGAACCTCCGCCTGTCAGGAACAATGTCAACAGCTCAAGCATGGTTAGATACTGGATACAGCCAGTCGGCGATCCAACTCGGCATGATACGCTTTGTCACCGCTCTTGTAGCGTGGATCTTGCATAGCCCTACTGACTTCTTGCATGGATTGAAAAGGCATGGTCGAAGATCCAGTCGTGTTGCCTGTTACAAGCTTTGGTTGACTACCGCCTTCTTCAGCTTTGTAACGAGCGTATAGCCCGCTTACTACGAGCTTTGCTTGATCAACAGATCCATTGTTTACCGTTTCGTTAAAAGTGTTCATCTCGTCGTCAGTCAGCGTCTTGCTCGCCCACTCGGACATAGCTTCGTAATCGCCGTTGGCTGCCGACTTGATCTGCGTAGCCTCGTTCTCTTGTAAAGCAGCTTGACCACGGGCATAACCATCGACCAGTTCACGACTAAGACCTGCTTGAGCAAGTGCTTCGTACGTTTCATCAGACAGCTTACCGTCGTTCTCAAAGAACTCTTGTGATGCGTCCGTGATTAAAGTCTGAGCTTGGTTAGGTTCGGTAGTAGGTTCAGTCTCGTTTTCTACCGCTTCTTCTTCCTGCGTTGGTTCTTCTCGGTTCGCTCCCAACTTCGATTCAAGTTCTCCGTAAGCTTTGGCGAGGTCTTCCGCTGACTCAAACTTCTCTGGTAGCCATTCTGGGCGTTCTTGCTCGCCTTGAGGTTCTTCAGACGTCGCTGCTTGCTGTTCTTCGGGTTCAATCTCGTTAGGTGCTGGTTCGTTTATTTCTACTTTTTGATAATCTGCCATGACGTTTGTCCGTTTTTACTGGTTGGTTGTTATTGTTCAACAGGCGGTTGTTCCTGCTGTTCTTGTGCAATAGCGTTAATAGTCGGTGCTACGGCGGGCGCTCCAAGCTTCATCATCATTTCTTGTTGTTGTGCTTGTTGCATAGCCATCTGAATCTCTTCGTCCGACTTTATAAGTCCGTCGGTTTCGATACCAAGTGCGGTTGCACGGCGTTTGAAGTAGTCACCTACGTTTACGTATTGAGCGACAGCTTCTGGGCCGACCACTTGATTAGCTCCTGCAAGGAACATATCGAGACGGTTAAGATCGTTACCACGTCCAAGCGCTTCAATGCCTGTTACGATGGTAGGCTTGACGATGTCTTTTGGAAGCTTAGGCAACTTGTCCTTCTTGCTCATCCTGTCCATGAGACGGGTAACAAGTGGAAGTTGGAACTCCTGAGACAAGATTGAGTACAGCCCGCCCAGAGCGGATTCAAGCTCTTGCGATAACATTCGTATTTCCTCGGCGGTAACTCGATCTGCGTCTCTAACGACGGAGCTGTTTAAAAGGAACGCGTGACTGAGTCGGTCTTGGATCTGAGCCATAACCGTTTGAGCTACGCGAAAGTCATTGAATTTATTAAGCTGTAGTACGGATACGTCCCCGTCCGATCCCTGTACGATTGCACCGTTAGGAGCTTCAGCAAGGGTACGCGCGCGAGTAGTACCGTTCGGGTTGACCATGAACAAGACCTTGGCGGCGGCTGCTGAACCTTCCACGATTGCCTTAGTCAATGATTCTAAACTCTTTAAGTCGCCAATGTATTCTTCAACAAAGCCACGACCGTAGTCTTCTCCGTCTATACGGGTGTATCGAAGCGGTAACCACGGTGACTTGTCTATCGGGTATTCCCCACTGGAGCTTTCAATAACGATACCTTTAACGTCTTGCTTGACCACGAACTTGTCGCCTTCTCTACAGATCGACGTGTACAGGTCGCAGTTGTTGTCTTTGGATTCTTTGTAAACTTCTTGTCGTACTTCTTCTGGAAGCATGAACGGAGCAACAGTCTCCTTGACGGCGATATGCGTAACGTTCCCCATGGCATCACGCTTAACAACGTAACGGTCTGGACGGAACACTCTCATACCGCCGTCGTCGGGGAGATAGAGCAGTGCATTGCCTGTTATCAACAAATTCTTCAGAGCTTCGAACACGCCGACTCTAAACGCTTCAACCTCAACCTCTTGACTGACAGCTCGTTCAACGTCGCTTAATGCTTTCTCAAGGTCGGTACGAAGCTGCTCACCCCCTTCCTCGCCTAACTCAGCCTTCGCCTTTTCAAGCTCGTATCGGTCGATGACCAAGCGGAAGAAAGGAGCGTTAGGCGGTAGTAAAGCCATCAACAACTTGGACGAAAGATTGTTTACGCCTCTTGCTCCGATCCCTTGGTACGGCGTGTAGTACTTGGTATGAGGGCCGTGACCTTCGGGCGGCAGGACGTAAGGTATGGTGAGTTCCGACGAGGTACGACCACGATCAAGGAACGACCACCGCAGTCCTTCGAGCTGAGTGTATAGGCTTTGAGCCGTTTCGTATTGCATATTAAGAAGGAACGTCGGTGACATAAGCAGGAGCGGATACCATTGTCATGTTATTTGAGTTCGAGGACATGTCGTAAATGGTCGTACCTGAACCGTTCTCAGTTCCGTCTCCCATTCTCCACCAACCCACTAGCGAACTCTTTGAATGGTAATTGCCCGTGTTGCCACCTAGATTGAAGTTAGCGACCCCCGAATTGTAAATAGCTGTAATCTCAGCTGGGCTTAAAACCTTGTTCCAAACCGCGACTTCATTAATCATTCCGTCAAAATGCTCGCTTCCTCCGTAGTTGGATTGTCCGATTACGGTGTTTGAATAAGTAAAGTCGGCTAGTCCTGTGTTTTCAAAAGCTATGGAATCCGTAGCTCCGTTCAC